CACATGTGCCAACCTGAGACCAAAGCGCCACTTCTTCTGACAATGTCAGAGGTTGTTCCCTACCACACGGCCGCACTCATTGAGTTGGATCATGTTCCGGAAACGTACGAGGAAGCTACTGCAATGCTCAAGAGCATGGTAGGAGTTTCCTGTACACGGTATAAAGACGATAAAGGCAGAGTTCTGCGCTTATCAGATCTTTATAAACAAGATAAAAGAACGGTAATACGAAAATTCAGATCCGTATACGGAAAGTCTGAAAATATAGTAGGAACCCAATCAATTGTAGACAGTGTCTGCAGTCAGAGGGATTCAAAACCGATTCTAGCACTAAGGAGCATAGCTATTGTCATGACAGTAGCTTTCGGATACGACGAATCGATAACAAAATTCTGCAAAGAAATCTTTGGAATTATGTATCGGTCCGGCTCTATTGATACAATCCTGCTGGACTACAAGAAATCAGTTAACATATTTGTTAACAATCTTGTAGAAAATCGTGTAGAAAGATGTCAGCGACATCCAACAAACGAAAACCAGAGGTTAATAACCGAATTTCTTGCAACTTCGGCAAGCCGAAGACCTAAAGATAGGCTCGATAAATTCTGGCAGGCAAGCCTGCTAGGACAGACAAGGTGCTTACCTCTGCCGGGCAAAACTACAACTTCAAAGAAGATTGTAGAATACCTAGCAGGAATAAGCAAACCCTATTCTGATCCAGCGAATCTACGAGAGCAAGATAAATGGATACCAAGAACTCACTTTCTCAAACATCCTGAAGACATACATGTCAAAGGAATCTGGGACAAAGAGTTGCTAAAATCTGCAGAAGAAATCGGAAAACTGGTTGCTCGTGACATTGTCAAGAACATAACCAGCGAATCAGAAAGATCCGGCCGAAATCTCAAAGACATATGTAGAGAGAAGAAAGACTACCATTGTAGTTTCTCGTCCTCTAGTTCATATGAATTTGGCAGAACAGAGGGTGGAAAATGGAATGAATATACAAAAGGAGAATTCAAGGAATTCCTCCTTTCGGAGATATCGTCCATTTTCGAACCAAACGAAGAAGGTGTATTTGTGGATAGCAACGGGAAAACCATTGCGTCCATAGAATACGCCGACAAGAAAGTGTGGCAGATTGCTTATCTTGACGAGCCTATCATAGGCGAGTTTGGAGAAACAATTTGCCCGGGATATCTGGAACCCGGGGAGCAAGCTTTTGCTGCCGGGGCAGATGCCCGGTTGGGAACGTTGATGTTCGAGTGGGCATGCCAACAACGAATCAAGTTCCTATCACAGTATGATGGAAATGACAAAGAGACCTTTCCCAAGGGAAAGATCTCTATAGTCAAAGAACCAGGGCTAAAGATTAGGCCTGTAACCGCGTCAGAGACATGGTACAATACCTATCTTTCGCCTGCAGCCCACACGTTGAGGGGATTCATGGAATGCCTTCCAGCGTGTCGGGTTGGTTTGAGTGACACGAACGGATTGTACCGGTTTTCCCAGGAGTACAAAAGTATCCCGAAGGAAACCGATATGATATCGACGTCCGATATGACTTCAGCAACCGATAGAGTACCTCATGAGGTAGGTTTCGGAGTGCTGAACGGCATGGTTAATCAACTTTACGAAGACCGAGTCATTGACTCAGGAGAACGAGAGTATATTAAAAATGCTGCAAGTCTTTTAAACACCCCTAAATTACTTTCCTTTAAATCTAAAGGTAAAGAAATGAGGAGTATCAGACAATCAATTCACGAAGGTAAGATCGAAGGGGTTGCAATTGGCAACACCGTTATGGTATCGAACTATCGTGGAGTGATGATGGGAGACCCTATAACCAAGATTATCCTTACTGCATGCAGTTATGGAGCTTGGAAGGTATCGAAAGTCTCGAAGACTGATAATATCAGATCTTTTAGACTCCCAAAATATTTGAACGAAACTTTCAGTAGTGTCCACTCTTACGCATGCGCAGGAGACGACCACATTGGAATAGGATCGTTCGAAGATTTGGTACGAATACCAAGAATCATGGAATCCATGGGATTCGAGATTTCTTGGGACAAGTACTGTATATCCGAATGGTTTGTATCTTACTGTCAGTTATTTGGTATGTTACCAAGATTTAACAGTGTTTCGAAGGCCCAGAGTCTAATTAGACCAGAGGCAGCTAAGATGATACAAATCGATGTTCCGAAGGTTCGACTTCTTACCCAGTTTCAGAAAATGGGAGGAAGAGAAAACTTCGATAAACCAGATCCCCTAGTAGGAAAAGCCCGAATGATGTTCAATGATATTGAATACATGAGGGAAACGCTAAGGGAAATTAAATATTTACCTGGTGAGGAACTAGCCCGCTACGTTAAAAACTTAGAGGGCTACATTATGCATCAGTCGAGCTTTGTGAGACTCTTGATGCCATCATGGATGGAGTCAAAGGTAATCAAAAGTCGACTGACATATATGCCACCGGTATTTGGAGGTATCGGCCTTACGCTTCCTTTTGATATAGATATCAAAAAGGACGAAAAGGCAAAGAGTTTGGCGTCGAGATTTTCAAAGAAAATCTCGGCACCCAAATTCGACGATACTAAAATTGAATGGGAGAGAGGAGTGACCGTAACTAATGTCCTAGTTAATAAACTAGTGAGATTGGGAAAAGCCAAAACTCTAACCGATAAAGAGACACTAGACATTTCGAGAGAAGAGATACGATCTCAGTCTGCGAACAGTCAGGCGTCTGTTGGAAATATGAAGCTTTATGGATACAGAGACAAGAAGTTTATCTGCCTCGATGAGGAGATACCACTTGTCTGTTCCAAAGAAAGCGCATATGTTAAACTCGCAACTGATCCAGGAGCTGAACTACAGGTAGTGAAGCATACTAGAGCAAGGCAGCTGATTAAGATCCGTGAGAAGGACTTAAACAGGTACAGCGAGATTGAAGGATTCGCATGGGAAAAGCCCGTTAGAAACAAGACCTATATTGATAGGTTCTTGTTCGAGCAGGTATTCAAGACTGGGTTTGTTAAACCGAGTCTCCGGATAGCCATGGAGAAAATGTCTAAGAACCATAGGAAGCATCCTAAATGGTTCTCTGACATAGAATCCGTACGCAGCGAGGATAACGTAGGTTCATTCGATATAGATATCGACGAGAGCCACACCGTTACCGGTACAGATTCTTCCTCTCAATGAGAGGAGGTTCAGGTATATTTGCTGCTTA